CATATTAGAACTCATATTGGACATTGGGTCTACGGTGACCATATTAAAAAGGATATTGTAGTCATAGCATAAGGGGATACGAATGGATGTAATAGCATCAGATTTAGCGGAATTATTTAGAGTGAATCCTCAATCGGAAAAAGATTTAACTATTATTGTACAAAAACGAAAAATAGAAGAAATGGAGATTGTTATCAGGAATCAGGATGCGGAAATTCTGAACAAATAAACTGGTGAAAAATGGATAATAATGAGTTCATTATTTTAAAAAATTTAATAAATGATTTAAAGATTCAATTAAAAACAATAAGAGAAAGGGAGGAAGGATTTATGAAAAACATGAAAATAATCGGAACCATTTCAGCTATTGCCATAAGTTTGGGAATAATAATTACTTGGAAAGTTGCCAGTAAGGGATTAGATTAATAAATTTAATGGAGAGGTTCAATGCGATTCATAAAACATAAATTCAGTGGGGTATCCTTCCCGCCCGAAAGAGTTGAATTCCCTGCTACTTTTTTTGTGCGGGTTCTTTCTGTTTTGCTTACTGTTGCCCTGCTTATTTTTGGGATTATTGGTCTAATATCGTCATACTTGAACCCTGTTACATTCCTATTACCTTATGTGAATAATTGCTATTCTTTATTGGGTAATACAGTGTGCGGGGCAAAATCCTCATTGATACCAATAGAGCCAATATTGGATACGCTAAATGGTTATCCTATTCCTACAATTATAATTTCGGGAATTATGGCAATAGTGGGATTATTACAACCAAGTTTTAGAAGGTTCGTCATCTCTATATTTAGGAAATTTATTGCTATATATAAAAGCTGTTTAGGTGTCCGAAATTATATAATAGATAAAATCGAATTACTCAATTCCGAATCCAAGAAATGGAAGCAAGTATTCACAGTTATTAAGTCTCCATATAGTCTATTGAGAGCAATGGGGCTAAGCCCAAATATGGCTATATCGGCTCTTGCTATAGGTGGTGCGGCAACGGGTGGGGTGGCAATCAATGAGACTGTATTTGCCGAGCGTTCATTTTCTAGGGGTGACAGCGGGATTTATTCCGCTCCAAAAGATACCCCTTTATCGTTAACAGCTAAAAATGTCCCCCAAGATATTGAGACAGTTTTAAAGACTGAGCAAAATACGCTAGCAATAATTCTAGGTGCAATTCCAGTACGAGAAATCAAGATTGAGAACGTGTCTGTCGGTGCTATTTATAAAGGCAGTGCGGGGAATGATGCGGGGAATACTTCTGCTATTCCTGCCAGTTGTGATGCTACAAATCCCGCCAAGACAGGCAATACGTTATGCCCTGCAATATTAGTATCAGGTGTTCCCGCCGCCGCCGCCGCAGGTGAAACGCCTGCAGTTGTGGCAACTAGAATCAGAATTGCCGAAATGACATTGTCTAGAAGTAGGTGTAAGGAGATTATTTTTGAGGATGTAGACGCTCATACTATCGAAATTTCATACAACACAGCTGATGGATTGAGTATCTATCAATCAGCAGGGACAGCACCTCGTAGGAACGCTATGGGTGGGCATCATCAGGCGGAAAATATGACCACTTCGGGAGGTACATATGACCGACTCCTAATAGTAGCAAATAGCTCGGGGGTAAATGGTGAAATCGGAAAATTAGACCTTAGTAATATATATTCGAAGGGTTCAATTTGCCTATTCAAAAATCTAGATATAGGAACTTTAAAAATAACTGAGAATGAAGCGGGTGACGACAACACCCTATCGACTAAAGAGTTCCTTATTCGTGACAGCGTTTTAGGAGCGAATTGGAGTGTTGTCGATAATATTGAGATTAATATGATTGAACCAACGATTGAGGTAGCGAATCCATAATGTTTTTCGATTGGTTGTGGATATTTAAAAAAAACCTGTTCGGTCATTGCAATTCCTGTGGTAAAAAACAGCCAGTTATAAAAGTTAATTATGTAAATTTGGCGGGATGCCAAAAACGTATTGTAGGGATTTGTCGGGTATGTAAAAAAAAGGTCAGTTGTTTTATATGAAAGGATGGATATTATGATAGGGAAAATAAGACCGCAAATATTGGTAGCCTTAATATGTGGAACTTTGTTCAGTTGTATTGGAATGTGGGTCGGAGTAAAACTGGAAGCCGTTGAAATTGTCACCGCAATAGTTGGTGGATTATTTGGGTTCTTGGGTGGAGTATCTTTAAAAGTGCTAGAAAACGAATAACAACCGCTGTTTTATCATAGCTAACACCCATGCCACAGCCCCATAGCGGCGTTTAGTTCCATCGGGAATACAATACATCAGATTTATTAAATGGTGACCTACTAGGTGTAAGCGTTATATTTTTAACACCTACTTTTATCCCTTTTTTAATTTCCCTCATTACGGTTTTCCCCTCCGAACTGTTAAAGTGGGTTTTTATAAATCCGCATTTTTTACATTTACCCAAACAGTCAACCCCATTAGGTGGTTCCAATATAAAATGATGTGTGCAATTTTTATCCATCAATCTATCTATTCCTTTTAATATCTCAAACAACTTCACATTTGTTAACACATAAGTTATAATAAATATATTATATATATTATTTAATAATTAGATATAAGGGAATTTATACGAATGTAAATAAATTCACTTATAGTATATGTAGTATATAAGTCCCTTTGCTTTTAATTGCAAAGGAACTTCACCCCATATAAATTTCCTGATTCTTATAATTCATTCATTTACGTCTTCTACCTTAGATGCGAACGAATGAATTTACGCCTTCCAATTTGGATTTGCCATGACAACATCAATGCCCGCTCCTGCCCTTATTTATATAATACTTGACATACGTTAATAACTAATGTAATCTAATCCTAAGTAATAAAAACAAAGATTTTAGGAGTTTGATTATGTGTAAAGAATGTGGAATGGCTTACAGCTTTATCTTCGGAATTCAATTCCATAAAGCTGACTGCTCGCAAGGGTAATAAGCAAACAAAAACAAAGGAATATTTTTAGATGGTTAGAGATTCACAAAAATCCAAAGTATATAAGTGGGAAGGAGAAACATTTGGCAGGCAAGCAGATATGCCAGTTTGGTATGAAGCCCAATGCGTAAAATTCATCAATGAAGCATATAAATGGTTTACTGATGGAGATAAAAACACTCCACCCGTAAAGATAAAATTTAAAAACTTTTTAAATGCTAGAGTTACCAGTGGGTATTTTTGCCCCGATGATAATCTGATTGCCATAAATAGACGAACTGGGACAAATCCATTTGTTTGTTTACATGAATTAGCACATTATATTGATTTTCATCAATATGCAGATAATCCATCTCATGGGGAAAGTTTCGTGGAAATTTACATTACTTTACTAATTAAATTCACGGATTTTACTAAGATAGAATTGATTGATAGTGCTGAAAAATTCGGTGTTAAATTTTCAAACTTGCGATTTCCTGACCAAGATTACATCCCACAATTAATTGATGCAGACCTCGAAAAACAAAAATATATCCATTATGCGGTTTATAGTTACGATTTAGAAAAATGGATACCAATCATTCCAAATAACATTATGAAATATCTTAATGAGGACTATGCGGTAGTTAATCCAACTACAGGGAATTCAACTGTTTTTGGCTACGATTATGATTCGGCTTGGGGCTATTGATGCAAGTTATAATTAACACTTGACATACGTTAATAACTAATGTAAGGTTATATTAAGTTATTAAAAACAAAGGAGTTCAATAATGTACAGATGGATTATAACTAAGGATAGAATCAGTGGTCCGGAAGACAAGTCAGCTGTTGGGATTGAGGGACCAAGTGGTTCTGACTCTAGTTTAAAATCTAACCCCCAACACTTCAGCTTATACGATGATGACAAAATATGTTGTGCGGAGGGTATGATGTACTCCACTGATGAGTATCACAATGGAGAAGAAGCACTATTTAGCCCATTGGATAACTTTGGTACACCTAATTGGGGATGTACTGGCATAAAAGTGGATGGGGATTGGGTATAGAGGAATTAAATTAATAATTATCAAAAACAAAAGGGGGCGAAAGCCCCCACAAAAAACAAAGGAATTGGAAATGTCAGTTATTGAAGATGGGAAAAATAATTTTGAGGAGACGATAAAATCCTGTATTAAAATGCAATTAATATGGGATGTTCCAATGGCAGGCATGTCATATTCCGAATCGGGATTTTCTGAAAATTGGAGATTAGGATTGGAGGGAAATCCATTTGCGGATGGTTCTGTTAGGGAGGCATATTTTCCTATACTGGAGCAAATTAAAGCCCTTAGAGACGCGTCAGGTGGTGACCATTGGGCGGAATCCTTAACAGCCGATGAGATTAATTGCTATGAAATATATCAGGAATTAACTTTAGCAAATACGATTTTAATAAGACGGGCAATCGAATTATTAGATTTTCAAAACAATGATTCCGATTCTGATAAATGCGTTTATATGAATTCGGTTTTTGAGCCACTCCCCCCAACTTTAAAGATTTACAAGAATAGGATATTTGGGGCAAGTAAATTTTCAGCTTGTTTGGATATGTCGAATTCTAGTTTGGAATACTTCCTTGATGTATGGAAATAATTAATACTTGACACTTGTGAACTATTAATGTAAGGTTATCTTAAGTTAAAAAAACAAAGATTTTAGGAGTAGATTATGTGTATGGAAAGTATGGAAGAAATAGTGGATAGCATGGATATCCTCATAAAGAAATTGAAAGATTTAACTGGCAAGAATAACCGAAGTAAGAAGGAATGGAAACCATTCCCCGAAGCAGAGGAACATATAAATAATTGTAATTGTGAAGAGTGCGATGGTATATGCGATGAGGTCAGGAAAGTTGTGATGTTTAATAGTCTTCAAGTATTAGCAGAGATATCGCAAGACCAAGCGGATAAGTGGGCTATATTGAATGCTATAAAAGCATCATTTGATGCCTATTACCCTGAGATAGAGGTATCTAAGCAAGCAACAGATAAATTGGCAGATAAATTGGCAGAACTTAAAAGACGTCACGGGTGGTAAAAACAAAGGGGGGCGAAAAGCCCCCGCAAAAAACAAAGAATTTAGGAGTTTAATAATAGCATGATAGAAAACAAGACACATAATGGTTGGACAAATATTGAAACATGGAACACTGCTTTGTGGCTTGGCGGTCATTCCAAAGGTATGGAGCAATCTATATTGAGGGTAATGAAAGGGCAACACCCAAGCAAGTTTGCCGATAACCTAGAAACCTATGTAAGGATTATATGGCAGGGGGTAACACCTGATGGTCATAGTCTGAATCCTGTTAATTGGGTTGAAATTGCGGAATCTTGGTTAGAAGAATACAAATAAACAAAGGGTAGGAATAGTCAAATGGAACCATCGGATTTATTAGATAATTTTAATACTTACCATTTAGGATTTTGCACATATTGTGCGGAATATGTAGAGGAAGAAATCGGGCAAAACTTTATTTCGGAAAACCATTTGGAGGGATGTGTTATCGGGAAAAATTCAACAGATAAATAGGAGAAAATAGGATGGAAATTAAGAGCGGGTTTAAGGTTGGGTACGGGAGCATTAGGGAATGCGCTACAGAGTTAAAGGTATCAAGGCAACGGGTTCATCAGTTGATGAATCAAGGCAGGTTGGGTGAATGTATTCAAGAGGATACACCTCGTGGGATGGTTTGGTATGTTCCGAAACCTTACACGATTAAACAGGGGATAACACTTAGCGGGAGACCGAAGGTTAAACGGTAATATATTTATTGAGATATGTTAATGTATTGAGTACCATGAATGAGAATAAACAAAGCAGGAGGAATTATGGGATATTTGCAAAGTGAAGAAATGGAGATTATCAGGGAATTATCGGTGATGGATTTGGCTGATTTCGCAGAACAGTTGCTACAGGAAAAGAGGAGAATTTTTGAACAATTCGACTTTGTTTCTCAAGTGTTGATTAAGAAAATGGAAGAAGATGAGGCTAAGAAGGTGGTGACCCCTGCGGTGTCAGTAAGTATAGATTATACAAAATCCTATGACCAAGATAAATTGCGGGAATTATTTTCAGTTAATGAACTTATTGAACAGCGGCTAATAGATAATGGCGGTTATATTCCTGAACAAGATGTTACGGTTACGGTTCCCCAAAAATTTAATATGACCAAAGTAAATGCACTAGGAAAGGAGGGAAAAACGAACCAAGATATTATCGATTCGGCAGAGATATTACATGAGAGAAAAGCAAGATTAAAAATAACAAGAATAGGAGCAATTTAACGAATGACGATTTACAATACCACAGTTCACGGAACAGCAAAATTTTACGAGCAGGATGCAATGGTTTTGTCGGTGCCTGATATTTCAAGTTATGTAGGAATATATCCGTTAGTAAGGAACGGGAAATTAGATATGTCGGGGTTCCCAATAGGGTTTATGGATAATTGCCCTAAAAAGAATGACAACATGGCAAGTTGCGATGATAACCACCAAACGTTCGAGGCAAAGGTGGAATTACTACGGGGGGCATTGATGCCACCAACCAAATCAGGAAAACGGGCGGGGCAGGCTAGAGACCCTCAATTTGACAATAATTATTATTGGACTTTTGAAAGGTTTATATTGGTGAGCCAAGAGGTGTTTTCACCTAATACCCCACAAGTAGTCCAAAAACCCGTTATAGGGGCTACAGTAACGCCCATTAGCTCATTAACTGAGGGTGAATTGGTGACGATTCGTAGAGAGATGGCAACCAATGATAGAACCGCAATTATGCAGTCAGCTTCCTATTTTATGAATGAGCCGATTGAGGGAGTTATATTAGGGGCGGAAAAGTTGGCAAACTGGTTAAATGCTAGGACTTGCATTAGGCATACAAGCAAACAATTCGGAGAGGCTAACCAATCGGAATCACCTGTAGAGGTAGCTCAACCTATTTCAGATAATGTTCCGACTATTAAGAATAGGGAAGATATGCACAAGGCTATAACCGCAAGCGGGTTTACTGCGGAACAATGTTTACAGGCTTTGGACAAGATGGGGTATGAAAACTCATCCGACTTTTTATCTAAGAATCCCGATGATTTCGAGGGTATGTTTAACCAAATCAGTGTTGTATTAAATTCGACTCCTAAAGAGGAGGAAATATGGTAGACCAAGAATTTGAAAAGGTTTATTGTCTGACTACAGGATGCAACATGCACGACTTCAAAATTAACGCGGGAGGGGTTTGTGCATACGTTGATTATATGTGGATACAGGAACAGAAATTAAAAATACTTTCAAGGGTTCCCGAAGTGAAATCCAATGAAATGGGATTTAGACCGATATCTGAAATAATTGAAAATGTAGCGGAGCCAAAGCGATACCAAAAACCTGATAATACGCCTAATTATGGCGGTGGGGGTGTTCCCTTATGAATCAGGATATTTTATCAGTTCCGCACATAGAGGACTTTGGAATGGGGTGGAAATTAACTTGGGATGATGGGGTTGAGATAACAATGGATGGGTTGAATACTGGAAGCGATTTACACGTTGAGGCGGAAATAGTTATACGGGATAATCATCAGTTGAATTCCCATTTAATGGGACCCGTGCGAACTGGCATCACAAAAACATTTAGGAATATTATCTCAGAGCTTGAAAAAGATGCCCCTGACCGTAATTGGTCGGGTAGGTTAAAGCAGGCTACATACCATGTTTTATTGAAGCATAGGCAGGGTGAACCCATAATGAAATTAGACGAAATGGATGCACCCGAAAGACCGCCCGAAAGGATTAGCGGGATTGCATTTGAAGGGATGCCAACGTTGATATTCGGGGATGGTGGAATGGGTAAATCGACCCTTGCTGTTGCCTTATTAACTTTAGTGCAGGCGGGAAAACCATTGGGAGAAACCTTTGGAGTAGTTCAAGGGAACGTACTGGTTTTAGATTACGAGGCATCTTGGGAAGAAACATGGCGGAGGAGCAGTGACGTGGTAAGTGCTATGGGATTGGATAGAAGTGCGATGGTTCATTATAGGTTTTGCTCCGCTCCGCTTGCGTCTGAAGTTGAGCATTTAAGGGCGGAAATTAAGTCTAAAAATATTAGTGTAGTTTTAGTTGATAGTGCGGGACCCGCATGTGGCGGCGAACCCGAAAATGCCAACGCAACCTTGAAATACTTTACAGCTTTAAGGAGCTTGGGAACAACCTCCAAGCCAGTAACAACAATAACACTTGCTCACATTACAAAGGGCGGAGGCGGCAAGTCGGGACCCTTTGGGAGTGTTTACTGGACTAACCTCCCACGTAATACATTCGAGTTAAAGAAAGCCCAAAAGCGGAACGAAAATTATATCGACCTAGCCTTGCATCATCGCAAGACGAATATTGGAACATTGCGTGACCCTGTAGGCTTGAGAATGACTTGGAATAAAGGAATTACATTAGAAACATTTAATGTGGCAGACCATGCAGTGTTATCGGAGGATTTAGGATACGGGGAAAGGGTCGAGAAAATATTGACCGATGACGAGGTTGGAATGACCAGTGAAGAATTAGCTGAGTACTTAAAGACGACAAAACTGGATGCCTTAGATATGCAATTAAAAGGTGATTCTAGATTTGAGACGGATAGCCAAAATCGTTGGACACTAAATGAGAAGTTGAGATTTTAAGAAAGGAAGCGGGGTATGGAAGCAAACAAAGAAACCATACCCCTAATACCACATATTCCAATAGGTAGGAATTAAACCATTAGAACACATTTAGGGTAATGGAAAGGAGTTAATAATGCAAGATAAAGAAACGGAAACGGAAATCAGTAAGGTAGGGAAGGGGAATCATGGGTATTATGTCACCCCGAAAATAATATTACATGGTTTCAATTTATCGGGTCATTCTAGGACAGGGAGAAAGATTCAAAGAATATTAAAGGAAGCGGTTCCCGAAGTTGCTATTAAAATAATTGATACCCCGTTAATAAGTAGAGGTGAAGTAATCGAAGATACGGAACAAAATATAGATAAAAAATACCCGCATACTAGGCTTCCGCGTGGTAAATATAATACTAATGGATAAATACTTGACATACGTTAATAACTAATGTTATGATTATCCTAAGTTAGAAAAACAGATAAAAACAAAGGGGAAAATCATGAAGCTACTAACAAAATCCATAGAATCTAAGATACCAAAATTACATGAGACTGAGGAAAAGCAAGCATCAGAAATTAGAGTATATGCAAAATATTTCCACCCTAGAAGTAATTGGAATTGGTACGCAACGGAATACGATGCACAAACAAAAACATTTTTCGGATTTGTTGACGGGGATGATAAAGAGTTGGGGTATTTTTCCCTGACTGAAATGGAAGAAGTGAGAGTGTGGGGATTAGGAACGGAAAGAGATTTATATTGGAATGATAAAACAACATTAGAGGAGGTAATGAAAGGCTAGAAAGTTAAACAAAAACAAAGGGGGCGAAAGCCCCCACCAAAAACAAAGATTTTAAAGTTAAAGGGAGTACCCAAAATATGAAGAAGTTTTCAATAATGTATTTAACTGGGAAAAATAACGCAGGAGATGCTTACACCAATTTCCAATCATCGGTACTATCCGAAGAAACACAGGCAAAGATAATCGAAGAACTAAATGCCCATATTTCGGCACCACGAATGGAAGATGCTCTTGGATATGAATCACATGATGACGAAATGCCATCGGAAGATGAGCAGGAATTTTACAACATGGAAATGGAGAATCTAAAAAAAATGGATAATTATAAAAAAATTCGTGAAGCGTTTAAAATAGTAAGTTGTTTTGCAGATATTCGCATTGGTAATGGGGAGATGGATTCTGTATTAGAAGTACATGATTTGCACACTGCTAATACAGTACTACATGCCATACAAATCCTTGAAAGTTTTATTTTAGAAGATTTGGAAGCACTTATGGAGAATCTAAAAAACAAATAATGGTTAAATGCTTGACAGGAGTAGACCATCAAAAAAATCAATTTATCCTCGGGGACTGCATGGAAGTGATGTTGTCCTATCCTGACAACTATTTCGACTTGGCTATTGTAGACCCTCCTTATGGAATATCTATTAACATGAATATGGGAAGACGGAAGGGGGCTGAGAAAGTATTTGTCGATAAAAAATGGGATGAGTCCCCTCCATATGAAGAGTACTTTGCTGAACTTTTCAGAGTGAGTAGGAATCAGATTATTTGGGGAGGTAATTATTTTCCATTGCCCCTGACTAAGTCGTGGATATTTTGGGATAAGGATGTTCCTTTGGGGGTTAGTTTCGCTGATGGGGAATTGGCGTGGACATCATTTGATAAGACTCTTGTAAAAGCAAATCTGCCTTATTCGGGTTTCCGTGGGCTTGATGATGGGGGGAAAGTTCACCCAACTCAGAAACCAGTCGCGTTGTATAGGTGGTTATTAGAAAATTACGCAACCCGTACAGACAAAATAATAGACACACATTTAGGGAGCGGCAGTAGTGCAATAGCGGCTCATTATTATGGGGTGGAGGAATTTGTAGGAATAGAGATAGATGAGGAATATTTTAATTTAGCCCAAGACAGATTTATTAAAAGAACAAGGCAATTAAAGCTGTTTTAATGATTGCTCTATTTCCCTATTGACATATGTAAACCATTATTATAATATTATCCTAAGTTAGAAAAACAGATAAAAACAGAGGGGTTTAACATGATTAAAGGCAATAAATTTTACTACAGCAAGGAAACATTATTCATGGCACTAGCGGCAAGTATGAATTTCGAGCTTAACGAAGTCGAAATCCTTGAACAGGCATTAGAGGTAGGATTTGTTACGGAAGTAGGGGAAAACAAATACGAAGAAAACGACAATTATTAATCGCAGATTTCGGGAGTAAATAATGGAGAAAGAATTTTTAATATGGATGAAAGGGTTTTTAAAAGAATCACTGGAATCATGGGATGGGCTAGATGATGATTTTACAGAGGGCAAGAAAGCATTGGCAGGTAAGGTAGTTAGGAAGATTGAATTATGTACTGAGTACATAGACAAAGAAACCATGATTGAACTGAATAAAAGAGCGGGTTATTAAAAACAAAGGGGGCGAAAGCCCCCACAAAAAACAAAGATTTTAGGAGTAGACAATGATAGAACTTACTAGTGGGGAAATGAAAACTGAGGCAACAGCAAAGAAAGCGGCTGTTGGGTACAGTAAAAAACATCCAAACCATTATGTAACTATTTTCTCGTGTTTTGGATTATTGGTAATTATTGAGAAAAGTATGAGTGTTCATACCCCCGATGATTCTTACTTTAAATGGTATGTATTGAATGGGAAGGTTAAACCATTTACGAAACGCCAAAAAATAACTGCTCAAAATGCGACAAGTTGGATTTAAGTTAATAGCCCACAATATAGGTAATTAATAAAAACAAGGGGGGGCGAGTAGGGTAGCATGGACAGCATAGTATATTCTGATTCGGGAAAGGTAGTTGGAAGCATTAACGAGTCAGGTATTTTTACCAAAATAGTAAAAGCAAGCAATATGCTTAGAAGCCCTAAAGCGTGGTGCTTTGATGTGTCAACTATAGATAACACTAGTCCACCCATTAAAGGGCTAAAAATCATCGTAGAAGACACTAAAACAGAGTATGAGGTGGGTATAAATAAGTTCAGAAAACATGCGGGAACATTAGATAGGGGATATGGGAAGCAATATTATCTTACGCTAGAACATTGGTACTCATATACAAGCATGTTATTAGAGGATGCGACCCCCGAAGATACGGAATTTCAAATTAAAATGGGGCTTTAATATATATATATACTAATATATTAATATATAAGGGGATTTATACGTAGTAAAATAAATTCACTTATATGGGAATAATATAAAGAATTATCTTAATTATACATAAATTATGCAGAAAGTAAAAACAGACTTAAATAATCATATCGGTGACTTTGCTCCGATTGGCAAAGTCTCCATTGTAGTTAAAACAGATAGTAGGCTATCCAAAAATGGTCTTAAAAAAACCCATCACAGGAAAGTTGCCCAACTCACGAAAGAACACAGGGAAACTGCTTATGTATTAGCCCATGAAGCCAAGTTTGAGTTAGGTATGACGCAACCTTTCCCAAAGGCATTTATATACGTTAAAAGTTTTTGGTGTGGAGTTCGTATGGATTATGACGGATTGGCTTGCTCGGTTGCCCCCGCAATCGATGGAATGGTTGACGCTGGAATATTAGAAGATGATAACCCCAATATCGTACAGGGGTACTACATGAGCTATGAACGGGTTACTAAAAGAAGCATGGCTTGTGTTCAATTAAGTATCGAGGGGGTAGAGTTAACGTCTTGCTACTAAACAAGTAAAAAGGTATAATAACAGTATGATTGAAATAAAAACAAGTGCGTATTGGAATAGAGAAGTTAAGAGCCTAGTTAATGATAATAAAGCGGTAGCGGTTGGAATTACTAGATACCCCCCTAAGTATGAATTAGGGTACGAATTATCGGGAGTTATAAAAGAATTAGCCCCTACATCAAGGCTGTTGTATTCTAACTCAGGTCAAGGACAATTTAAAAGATTGTTTTTTGAGGAGTTGAAGGTTAATTGGTCAATGGCAGAGAACAAGCTAATTGATTTGTCGGAAAGGTTTTCGGGCAAAACAATATTTTTATTATGCTATGAAAATATATTAAAATTGCCAGTTGAGGATAATTGGTGTCATAGGATAATGGTTGCTGATTTTATTAAATCTATCCCCGACAGTTCCATGAATTACCAAATCGAGGAGTTACGGTTGAAAACATACACAAACACACTTAAAGAAATTAAGCCGCAAATAGCGGAACAGAAAACATGTAAAGACATACAATTAGGGCTTTGTTAGTTGGTATTTAAGGGTTCGATACCCGCCGAGTTAAAATTTTTGATTAGTGAAATCACTGATAATTGGGACTCAGGTTTGGTTAATGTAGGGTTTTCGGGCAATTTCACAATCGAACGTGTACTGTCCCAAAAAAACAGATTTCAATTTTACGGTAATGATGTAACTATTTTCTCGTGTGCGATTGGTAGATATTATGCGGGTCAAGATTTAAACATTTCATTACGGGATGAGTTTAGGGGGTCTTATGGTTTTATTGAGAAGCATTTAAAAACTCGTGAAGGGGCATTGGCTACCATTTTGCTTTGCTCCAAGATGCTCCAGTTTGGGCATATATCGAATAGTGAGAGTAAGTTAAAAAACAGGTATTACGACAGATTGCAGAAAGGGTATTGTAATAATTGGGATGATTTAATATCGAAGACATCGGCTAAAATTACATCAGCAGATTTCATCCTGCAAAATTTTGAGTCGGGTGACGTTGTGGATTGGTGTGATAGTTTGCCGACGGATTCCCAATTTATTTCGTTCCCTCCTTTTTTTAGTGGGGATTATAACGAACAGTTTAAATCTGTGGCGGATATTTTTCATTGGGATGAGCCTGATTATTCCGAATTTAATGATGAGCGTAAGGTAAAGATGATTGAGAAAGTTCAGACGTTCAGACATTGGCTGATAGGTTCCCATATAAAGCAACCCGAATTAAAAGATAATCTGAAGGGTCTTGTAAGGGCAACTAATCGGGGTGCAAGTATTTATATTTATGGGAATACTGATAGCGATACCAAGCTAGTATCGCCATTTCAAAAAACGGAACCTATGGGCATCCCCCCCATGATGGAATATGATGAAATTGGGGATGATGTAAAGGTATTTAAGATTACTCTTGAGCAGTTTTACGGATTACGGTCTCAATATATGAATCATAATATAGTTGTCGGGCAGGCTTCCAATGCTTGGTTAGTAGTTTCTAATAATAAAATAGTCGGGTGCTTCGCAATATTATCCGAAATGTCGCGGAGTGTCCCCGCCCTATTGCCATCACCTACCGTGTACTTACTTTCAGATTTTGCGGTAAATACTAGCCAATATAAGAAGTTGTCAAAACTGGTTTTAATTGCTTTACTCAGTAAGGAAACTAAATTAATGATGCAGGATATTTTCAGTCAACGGATAATGAGTACAATGACTACCGCTTTTGCGGAAAATTCCACCAGTATGAAATATAGGGGGTTGTTTTCCTTATTGTCTAGGAAGGAAACAACGCGTGACCAAACGGGAAAATACCAACTCCAATACGGAGCATCTTTGGGGCAATGGGATTTAAAAGAAGGATTAGCACTGTGGAAGAAAAATTATCTTTAAATATTAATACTAAAATCAAAACGATGAACCCTATGGATTTGAAACTACTAAAATCCAATGCCCGATATATGCGGCATGAGCAATTTCAATTACTTGTCGATAATGTCAAAAGGGATGGGAAATTAACTAGCGTTCCGTTCGGGGCTATTAATGAGGATGGGACATACACAGTCCTTTCGGGTAATCATAGGGTGATGGCGGCTATTGAAGCTGAACTTGATGAAATCGAAATCATGGTTACGGATGATGAATTAACAGAAAAGCAGAGGTTGGCAATACAGCTTTCCCATAATTCTATATCGGGTCAAGATGACCCCGATGTATTGAAAGAATTATATAAAAGTTTGAATGATGTTGATTGGCAAATATACTCAGGTTTAGACGATAAATCCCTAGAAATGATTGAAGCGGTGGATGCCTTGTCTTTCAGTGAATCAACCTTAAAATTCAGAACAGTAACATTATTATTTTTACCCGAAGAAATAGAAGAAGTTGAGTCCGCTTTTAAAGATGCAAAGGAATTGATTAGTACCAATTATTGGTGGCTTGCGAATATGAAACAATACGACGATTACCTAGATTTAATTAGGGGGACACAGCATTCAACGAACGTTTCTAATATAGCGACTGGGCTGATGACTATATTAGAGGTTTTTAAAAAGAATGTTGCACAGTTATCCGACGAATGGATGCCCGAAGAAAATTTCAGCCCATCTAAAACCGTGCCTTTAATCTCCATATTCGGGAATGATACTATACCATCAGAATTAGGTAGACGGTTAAACAAGGTTACTGATTCAATGGTAAGTAAGGGATTGATAGAACCTTTCCAAAGGCATATGGCTCTTGATGTTATGATATGGTCATGGGAAGAACTTAATAAGCGGGGGTAACTCAGCATGCAGAGTGCTTGGATACCATCCAAGAAGTCGCGGGTGCGAATCCTGCCCCCCGCTCCAAAGAATTGGGGTTTAAGATGTTACAGCAAACGGGAATAGAATCGTGGACACGTCAGCCCAACGAAAGCCCTCCCGCATTCCAAGCCTTTGTAGTATATCGAGATTTAGGACTGGGAATGAGAAGTAATGCAAAGGTTTCACGGGAGTTAGGTAAATCCGTTACTTTAATGAATCGTTGGTCTAGTCGTTGGGATTGGGTTAAGAGAGTTGCACGTTACGATGAAGAAATTGATAAGCAAATAAGAGAACGGCATATTAAAGAATTGTATGAAGCAAGGGATAGACATGCTAACCTGTCGCGACTTTTGCAGACGAAATTCCTAGAAAGGTTAAGGGATTTATCAGTTCAAGATATCCCAGTTGTGGCATTAGCCAATATTTTAAAGGTGGCTACGGATGTCGAGTTAAGAGCATTGGGTGAGGCTACGATAAAAACAGAGCAAGAAATTACTGGTGCGGATGGCGGGGCGTTTAGGATTTCAATCGATGAATTAGCAAAGTTAGCGGAACAAAATGGTTATATTGAACAAGACCCCACAGGAAACAGTCTTACAGAGTTTGCAGAATCCTAGATTTTTCATGGAGGAAGTCTTAGGGGCTACCCCCTATCGCAAACAGTTAGAAATCATGGAAGCTGTTAGGGATTTAAGGCGGGTTTCAGTTGTTGGATGTAATGGTTCGGGTAAAGATTGGACATCAGCTAGAACTTTATTGTGGTGGATGTGTACTCATTATCCTGCTAAAGCTGTTGTAATAGGTCCCACCCATAGGCAAGTCGATTCCATTGTATGGAATGAGGTGAGGAACGCTTATCGTAATTCCATTATGCCTTTTGCGGGTCAAATGTTTAAAACCCCACGTTATCAATTAGATGAGAGCCATTTTGCGTTAGGTTTCTCGACTTCTGATGAGTTCAACATGCAAGGCTTTCACAGCCCCAATTTGCTGTGTATTGTCACGGAGGCACATGCTGTATCAAGAGAGGAAATTAACGCCCTTAGAAGGTTAAACCCTAAATGCATATTGATGACAGGGAACGCTTTTGTAGCATCAGGTGACTTCTACGATAGCCACCATACTAGAAGGGATATTTGGAAGTCTATTAGTATATCGGCATATGATACCCCTAATTTACAGGAAGGAAGGGAAGTTGTTGCGGGAATGCTGACATTAGAGGATATGGAAGAAAGAAAACTTGAGTGGGGTGAAGATTCCCCCTTATACAGAGGTTCTATATTAGCTGAATTCGTGGAGGAACTAGCGGACACAGTGTTGTCCCTTTCTCTAGTTACTCAGGCATCATTAAAAGAAAATGATGCCGAAGGTGAGGTTATACTTGGGTGTGACATTGCTAGATTTGGCAAAGATAAGACAGTTATATTTAAACGTCAGGGATTGTATTCTGAAATAATATACGAAGTTCAAGGAAAGGACTTGATGTCTATAGCGGGATGGATTGCAAGGTATGTTATTGATAATACTGTTGATGTGGTTGTGGTAGACGATACGGGACTAGGTGGTGGGGTTACCGATAGGTTAAGGGAAACCATTCCCAATACTTATGTCTTACCATTTAAGGCAGGGGCTACCGCCTCAAGGTCAAAAGAGTTTGGTAATCAAACCACTGAGGTTTGGTTTTCGATGAAAGATTGGATTCAAGATGGTGGACAAATTCCTATCAACGATGCTTTAATTGGTCAACTAGTTAGTCGAAAGTATGAAATACGTTCGGATAGAACATTAACACTAGAGAGTAAGCAAAAAATGACGAACTCCCCCGACCATGCCGATGCTTTGGCTATGACTTTTGCCAATAGGGCGGGGACTGGAGTATGGTAAAATGATATTTAGATGCCTAAAATGTAACAAGAAACTCGCTGAATGGGCAACAAAAGGGACAATTATTAATTGCCCCCGTTGTCATTTTGTCAATAAAATGCTATAAATATTAATGATATAAAAGTGGTCATGGCATGTACCCTCAAAGCTAGGAGGATACATGGCACGTTGGTTTCCCTCATTTAATCGCAAAGCCGAAGGATATACCGCATCAGCTACCGTTCCATTAGTTAATGACCTTTCGGGTGTTGTTTACCCTGACGATAATTATAGTAATTATGCTAAAGAGGGTTATGCTAAAAATAGTATTGTAAATGCTTGCATTAGGGAACTATCGACAGGGGTAGCTACTGCCAAGTTTTTCGTTCAAGAGCAGACAGAAGACGGGTATATTGAATCAACCGATACCCCATTCTCAAACCTTATTGCCCACCCCAATACAGGTCAGGATTTTTATCACTGGGTAGAAAGATTAATTACGTATCTTTATGTCAGCGGAAATGTATACGTTATGAAGGAAAGGAACAGGGGGAATCAGGTAACGGGAATTTATTTATTAAGACCCGACAGGGTTTCCATCATCCCATCAAGGGAAGGAATTAGAGGCTATTCATACGAAATAGACAGCAAGAAATATTTTCTAAGTCCTGATGATGTATGCCATATGTCTTTCCCTAGCGCTAGCGGGGATTTATACGGGTTGTCCCCATTGCATGTGCTATCAAGAACTATTAGCTTGGATTTAGCCATGACGGATTTCGCTAAACAGTATTTCCAAAATGCGGGAGTGCCATCAGGATTATTGAAAATCAAACGCAGGCTATCATCACAAGAAGAAGCCGACAGGATTCGGGCAAGGTGGCGGAGCAGTTTCGGGGGAACTCGTAATATGCACAAAATAGCTGTATTAGATGATGATGCAGAATACCAACAAATGGCAAGTGACCCCTCCAATATGGCTATGACTGAGATGCGAAACCACACAGAATCTAGGATATGTGCAGTATTAGGAGTGCCACCTATTCTAATTTCAGCTAATGTGGGGCTACAACGCTCAACATTCTCTAATTATAAGGAAGCTAGATTATCATTCCATTCGGAAACACTGGAACCATTAATCAATAAACTAGTTAGGTTTATGAATTACGGGGTTGGTGCTGAGTTCGGGGAAACCTTATCGGTGGATTTTGCTCAGATGCGAGCCTTTATGGATGATAAGGAAACAGATAATAAACGGGCTTCCGATTTATTTTCAGCGGGTATTATTACGTTGAATGAGGCAAGAACGTTAGTGGGTCAGGAGTCTTTACCTGATGGGGATGTAAGACGAACCCCCATGAATATAGTCGAATCGGATTCCATTGGTTCTTCTGCTTTCCCTACTGGTGGGCTTTTATCTTCTGCTACAGAGGAATTAAAAGTGCAATTCCCTGACGGGGATGCCCCATTGCAGGATTTAGGGGAAACAGTCGAGAACGGAATGAAATTAGGAAGCGGGCTTAATGGTGAGCGGGTAAGAATTGCTCAAAAATATGAATCCTCAATCAACAGGTATTTAAAAAGAATTAAAAGCAAGGTTGATGGAATAGTCGGTAGGAGTATGGAACGGGAAGTAGATATTACAAAAGGATTTCCATTCACCGCATCTGATTTAGTTCCTAGCGATGAATTAGAGGATTTAAGTAAATTATTATACAAAATGTTTAAAGAGATTAGTCAATCAACGGTGGGACTTATTAACGATAGTGGGGTAGCAGGAACAACTGTATGGGCGGAGGATGCCCCCGTTGTCACTTCTTTATTAAGCCAAGCCCCCGAAAGAGCAAAGATAATCCATTCAACTACGGAAAAAAGAGTCAAAGACGCTTTGAAAATAGCCCAAGAAAGGGGCTACAGCATCACCCAATTAGCAAGAGGAGTTCCCGATGAGGGGTTCAAAGGATTGCAACGTGCATTGGGTGAAACTGATATAAGGGCAAAGCTAATTGCTCGAACTGAAATTATGAGGAGTCAGAACCTAACGTCTGTCAACTTATTTAAAAGACAAGGATTCGAGTGGGTGAGAGCGTATGACATAGACGGGGATGATGGAGATACATTCGTTAGCCCAACTGACCCATATGGCAGAACGTGTGCGGAAAGGAACGGGCAGATTTACAATGTCAATGATGCCTATGACATAGAAGACCATCCTAATGGAACGCTATCGTGGGTTCCATTACCAAGAAACTATGTACATAACGAAGCATTAACCGACTTGATTATCAATCAGAAAAAAGAAGGAGTAGGGGTATGATTACCAAGAAAATAGAATTTAGCGAAACGAAGGCACTTGATTCCTCTCAGGGAATAGTTGAAGCCTTCACTAATAGCATGGGAGTTATTGACAAGGATGGGGATGTGATAGACCCCGTTGCCTTCAATTCTTCAATTACTAAGAATCTTCCTATCCCTGTATTGGCAGGACATGACCAACATCAAATAGTTGGCAAGGTCATATCAGCCCGACCCGTTCATATTAGTGATGATGAATACAAACTTTATACATTGATGCAGATGAATTTAGAAACCCAAGCGGGGAAAGAGGCATACAGTAACGTAAAAGGAAATTATGTACGGGAATGGTCTGTGGGATTTAATGTTGGGGAGGAGGGGATTGCTTACGAAGGGAAAGGAAAGGAGCAAGTAAGACGAATTAAAAACCTAGATTGGGTTGAAGTAAGTGCAGTGATTAGAGGGGCATCTCCTCAAACTGCCACCATATCGGCTAAAGCCGATGAACAAATTGCTATATCTAATGAACTTGAAGAAACAGCCCCAACCACAGAAGCCGAAAAGGCTGATGCCGTTGATACTATCCGACTTCAAGTAGAGATAGAATTGCTTAAATTAAAGAGCAAAAAATAACAGATACAGGGGGTATCCAAATGGCAACCAATGACATGAGAAATCATGCACAATATTTGCTTTCCAAAGCAGAGGAAACATTGCAGGAAGGTAAAGTGGATGATGCTAAAAAAATGATGGAAGAAGCTAAAGCGGAAATTGATTCTGCGGATGCTAAAGACGAGGCACAGTCTCAACTCGACAGATTAAAAGGTGATTTTGCAAAGCCTATTAATTCTGTTCCAGTTGCATCCAGTGACCTTGCAACATATGACGCAGACGATACTGGTGCAAATAATAAAGCCAGTTATAAGCCTGCTTCATGGGTGAAGGGTTTGCCCGCAGTGGCACAGCCGCTTTGGGTTCAAGAAAAAATGGGACTTAGAGAGAAGGAGCATGCTGTATTCCAAAAAGATACTTTCACAAAGTGGATGACAGCACCTTCCCAAGAAATGTTTTTCAAAGAGGCAACGAGTGACGAAATCAAAGCCATGCAAGAAGACACCGATGCAGAAGGTGGGTTTTTTGTTCCTGAAGAATTTATTAATTCCGTAATTCACGATACTGGACTGCCATCGGGTAGCCTGAGAAATGCTTCAACAGTTATTAGGGTTGCGTCTAAAGATGGATATATCCCTAGCATAGCATCCGCATCATGGGGAGCTATTGCAGAGGAAGCCGCTTTTAGTGACCAAACTCCAGTCGTGGGTCAGATTGCGTTTGCAATTGAGAAGTCAGGGGGATTAGTGAAAGTCACAAGAGAGCTGTTGGATGATTCGGCAGTCAATTTGCCCAGTTTACTTTCTCAGATATTCCAAGAAGCATCGGGAAGATTTGAAGATGTCGGTATCCTTAACGGAAACGGAACTACAAACTATTCAGGCATCTTGGGAGCGGGAGCAGATTATGTAATGGCAAGTGCTACCGCAATAACTGCGGCAGACTTATTCGGGATTTTCTATACCTTAGAGGCACAGCACAGAGGTAACGGAACTTGGATTATGCCATCACTGATTAACAAACTTATTAATAACATAAACGCAACTTCCGCAGGAGTTCATTCGGTAAATGATTTGAACACTGCCCCTGCAAGTTTCTTGCTTGGAAGACCTGTTATTAATAACGATGTATCAGGGAACGGGTTTGCCACGTCTATAACAGCTAATGATGAAATTGCCATATTTGGCGATATGCGGAATTATTATCTGTTTGATAGGGTCGGGTTCACAATACGGAGAAATGATTCTTTGTATATGGGCAACGACCAAATCGGTTTCTTCGGAACAAGAAGGGGTGATGGGCAAGTAGGTATTACTGCGTCATTCAAGATTTTGAAAGCCGCCGCCAGTTAAATAGTATCGGGCATTGGAGGAATTACTGGCTTCCTCCTTTGCCCCTTAAAAGGAGTGTTGATTGTGGTACAGGTTAAATGTATAAAAACTGTTTCTATTGGGAGCCTAGATTTAGCATTTGAGGTAGGGAATATGTATAGTATCCCTCTTAAAGAAGCTACCGAATATACTGAATATTTTAAAAAAATATCAGTTGCTAAAACAAAAATAGACAAAACAGACGAGAATAAAGAGGCATCAACGGGGGAGAATAAATAGTGGCAACATATCATACCTATGCAACCAATGATGATTTACGGGACTACCTTGCGGGAACGTCTTATAGTTCAAATTGGACATCAGATTCGGGGATTATATCTAGGATTTTAGAGGCTAGTTCAACTCGAATAGATGCTTATGTGGGATTGATAAGTTTCGGTGCTAGGACTGCCACTCGATATTATGATATCGGTGCGGGAAGTTTGAGGCATACTAGGCAAACAATCGGGGCGGTAGAAGTCGGAAATAATATTGGTTTTGCTTCGGCATTATCGAATTCGGTTTTGTTGGATGATTGGTTAATCACACCCACTACGGTTACAAGTTATAAAGCAACTGATAGGGATTCCTCCGAAGTTTTAACGGAAGGATACGCAAATGATTTTTGGTTATTGCCTTATAACACATCACCGAAAATAGAAATTCAATTGAATGAGGATACTGCAAAAAGTTTTTATGCAGGTCAGCAAACATTATCTATATTAGGGGAATGGGGCTATAGTAAAATCACTCAAATTAGTACGACAACAGACGGGGCAATATCGTCAACAACTGCGACAGCTTTCGATGTTACATCGGCAAGCGGATTAGCAGTTAGTCAAGCGATTTTAGTTGGTACGGAACAAATGTATATTACGGGCATATCTAGTGCAACGCTTACAGTTATCAGGGGGGTTAATGGAACAACTGCAACAACTCACGCAGATGACGCAAATGTCAATATATTTTCTTATCCTAGCCTCGTTATTCAAGCGACCCTAGACCTAGCCAAACTATATTACAGGGATAGGGACATGGGGATTACTCAAACCATTGGCGGAAATGAAATGCAATATACAAGGGCTAATTCTGAAATGCGGAATGTGTTAAAAACATTAGATATATATAAAGCATTGGCTCCCAATAGTATGGTTGTATTTTAATGAAATCCACCATTAAGAAGCAAGGCAATTTTTTTGACCATAGGAATCGAAGATTTGCCGAAGCGTTGAATGATTCATTATTGGATATTGCTGTTATAGGAGCAACGAGGGTCAAGGCTCAGCTATACCCAAGTCATGGATTCATTACGGGATATTTAAAATCATCAGTTAATGGCGGGCTAGTTAAGAATTTCCATGCCCAAATTGATGCAGGGGAATTAATGAAAGGAAGGAACGTAGTTTATGCAGGATGGGTGGAGGGAGTAAGTTCCCGAAACGCATCCAGTTCTTTCAAGGGATATAAAATGTTCAGCAATACCTTCAAATGGTTGAAGACTATTCCGAAAGAAGTAAAAGAAGTAATGGAGTTTCATATCAAGGAAAAATTAGGATGAGCAGGTCAGGAGCATTGAGCAGAATAGATGCCTTATTGGCATCGGTTTCTACTCCAACATTTCAATATGTCGTACAGGGTGAGCCGTTATCCATAAACGCTTCTCCAGTGTGTGCATTTTGGCTTTCCAGTAGAGCGGTATCAGTTACTACCCTTACCCAAGTTAGTAGCCTTACAGAGTTCACAGTACGTGCTTATTGGCGTGTTCAATCATCACAAGATGTTAGGGAAAGTATCGAGCTTAATGTATGGGATGCGTGTGTGAATATTGCATCAGCATTAAGAGGGGATTCTAATTTAAGTGGTAATGTGTCAGATTTAGAAATTGGAACAGCCACTACAGGGTATACAGAAATCGGGGGATTAATTTTTAGGACTTTGAATATTCCTCTATCGGTTGAAATATTAGGCGAAGTTACTATAACCCCATAGACGAACACAGGAGCAAAAAATGGCAGTACAAAACGGATTAAATGTTAGGTTATATGTAATGGGCTTCGACTTGTCAGGGAGTGCCAATGCTATTGATAGCATGGGTTATTCTCAGGCACTATTAGATACAACCCCATTAAATAAAGAGGCACAGACCCGAATGATAGGGCTGAATGATGGAACGTTATCTGTCAACAGTTATTTTGATACAGGGGCAACGGGAAACCATGCCCTATATTCAAGTAATTCGGGAAAGTTACCAACCGCAGACCAAGTTGTTCTAGTTCCTATGGGTTCGGCAGTCGGTGACCCCGCTATAGGGATATCAGGAAAACAGGCGGAATATAATGTAAGTCGAAGCGATGGGAGCGTCATCACTCAAAGCATTGGATATTCGGGCAATGGAATGGGTGGCGAGTTCGGGGTTATGCTAACTGCTCATGATGATACCCACTCCTCCGCTACTAACGGGACATCAGTGGATAATGGAGCATCATCGGCAAATGGGGCAGTAGGTTATATCCAAATATTTGCATTAGCATCAGGAACGGTGGTTGCTAAAATACAGCACTCAGCGGACAATTCCACGTTCGCGGATTTGATTTCATTCACATCTACTGCCGCCGCCTCTGCTCCAACCGCATATCGAGCAACAGCAACGGGAACAATTAACAGATATACTAGGGTTATTACATCAGGGACTTTCAGCAATGCACAAATTGCATCACAAATAGTTAGGCTTTAAAAGGAGGCTTGGAATGGCAGTACAAACAGGTTTAGGCGATTACATAGCTGTCGATGACAGTGGCGGAACGGTGCGGGATATTTCGGATAATGTCACGAGCATTGAGGTGGGGAACTCTCAAAATATGTTGGATTCAACAACCATTAGTAAAAGTGCAATACAAAGGCAAATCGGTTTGGGTGATTTATCTTTTGCATTAAGTGGGTTATTTGATGCGGCATCTAATAAATCCCATGATGTATTTAAAACAAAATCAGGAACAAGAACAGTGACTTATTGCATTGGGGGTAACTCTAGTGGATATCCTAAACTGACAGCAGAAATGTTAGTGGCAGATTATAACCTATCTAGGGGAAGTGATGGGGCTATAACTTGGTCGGTTACTTTGAACCTACAGAGCGGAACAGTTCCCGCTTGGTCAACTGTTTAATGGTTAATACTTTAGTTGCTAAGAAAAACGCCTTTCAAATATCGCGGAGAGATTGTGTTTTAACATTCCCGTCAGGGCATGAGTTCGAGGGTCTTGAAATTAAAGCAAAACTCGATGTAAATATTGGCATATTTTTCGAGATGCAATCGATGAGTCAATCATCCAATAGCGAAGAAATACAACTTGTTTTTAATAAGTTCGGGGATGACGTTTTAATCAGTTGGAATATAATTGATGATGATGGCAGTGAGGTTGATTGTTCGGGGAAGGGATTTATGACCCTTCCCCCCTCAATAGCATTTTCCATTATTACCGCATGGGCAGAGGAAGCATCCATCGGGGGAAAAGTCTGACGGCTGACATTATCAAGTGGAAGCATGTTGGAGGGGGCAGTGAGCTAGACGGGAAATTGATAACGAAGCCGATGGTCTTAGAACAGGCGGAATTAATTGACGCAATTTGTCAAAGGTATTCCTGCTTGCCCTCCCAATTACTTGGGGAGGATGTCGGGTTGTTGCGAATATTGCATATGGTCAATTTAGGGGAAAAGAAGAAAAATGGCTAATACAGTTAATATAATGGTTGATGCTGACTCCAAGAAAGCCCAAAAGGGTTTCAAGGATGTCACCAAAGTTATCGCGGGCGTATCTCTTGCGGTTGCAGGTATTGGTTTAGCCCTCGCTAAAATAGGCGATGAGTTCACAGAAGCCACAACTATAATTAAATCAGGGACAGGGGCATCGGGTAAGGATTTAGAATCCCTGCAAGATTCATTTCGTGAGTTGAACAAATCGGTTCCCGATGACATGGCAGATGTTGCAAAGGCGATTGCTGATGTTAATACCGAACTAGGATTAACTGGCGAAGATTTAGAAGGCACCACCCGTAAATTCCTTGATTTTTCAAGGGTTATGGGAACTGATAGCAGTACATCAATTAAACAGGTTTCCGATTTGTTAGATAGCTTTGGATTAGGGGCGGAAGATGTAGGTACAGCATTAGATAAATTCACAGTTGCATCCCAAACAAGCGGGGTTGGAATAGACAAGTTGACCATGTTTGTGCATAAGTTCGCTCCGACTTTAAAAACAATGGAACTTGGATTAGATGATTCAATAGCAATGATGGCTAGTATGGGTGATGCGGGAATTGATATATCTAGGATAATGCCCACCATGTCCACCGCCCTAGCAAAAATGGCAAAGACTGGGGGGGTTTCTGCCCAAGAAGCCTTTCAAGCTGTTATTCGTGAAATGATAAATGCCGAAACCCATCTTGACGCAGTTAATATAGGTGCTGAATTATTCGGAGATACGGGAGCGGTTAAAATGGCTGATGCCGCAAGGCTTGGGGCATTTGATATAGATACTCTTTCGGGAGCCTTATCACTGAGCAAGGGAGCATTGGATAACGTAAATGCAGGCTCCCTAACTTCCGCAGATAGATTCGACATTATGAAGAAAAGGGCAAAGCTACTAGTTGAACCACTGGCGGGAATCGCTTCCGCACTCTTTCCATTTGTGGTAATGATGCCTGCATTAATAAGTGGGATTTCCGCTTTGGCAAGCATGACAATGGTCCAAACTGCCGCGACATGGTTATGGACTGCCGCCCAAACTGCCCTATCGCTTGCAATGAGTCCAATGGGATTAGTAATTATCGGGATTGTGGCGGCTGTTGCCGCGGCAATTATCATTTGGAAAAATTGGGATAAAATTATTGCTTTTGTTACCGATAAGTTTAACCTACTAGATAAGTTCTTAACTGGTAAATTTCCCGAAGCATGGAGCAACATAAAAACTATAGTCAGCGGGTTTTTCGAGTTTTTCAAAGGGATACTCAACGGGTTTGTTTCTATCTTTCAGGGCGATTTTGACGGGGCTTTTGAACACTTCAAAGAGGCATTTGCTGAGATTAAAAAGATTTGGGATTTGGTATTTAACTTATTCCCCGAACCTGTCAAAAATGCCATTAATATTATTGTCCAATATTTTAGCGGATTAATAGAAGTCATCACTGGATTATTCGAGGTGCTATGGTCTGCATTAAATGGAGATATCGAAGGGGTAATATCAGGATTTAAAAAGTTGGCGAATGGGGTTATCACCTCATTAAATGCCATAATTAAAGCAATAAATTCCATTAAATTTGATATCCCATTAATTGGCGAATTCGGAGGGGCGGGTATTCCCGAAATCCCTCAACTTGCTAATGGGGGCATTGTTAGTTCCCCAACGTTAGCAATGATTGGAGAGAGAGGGGCGGAAGCTGTTGTTCCTCTAAATGGCAAGAATGGTGGGGTTGGGGGAGTGACTGTCAATGTCAACCTGTCTGATTCGGGAATAGTTATATTAGACGATGAAAGTACAGCACAGAAATTCGGGGACATGGTAACGAAGCAGGTTAGGCAAGCATTAAGAACTCAGGGGGCTTTTTAAATGGCAACGCCATATTTTGAAGTTTTAGTGGATTGGGATAATGACGGGAACTTTGATGGTACCCATGACAATATAACAGATAATATACGCTCCGCTTCTTTCACTCAAACTAGGCAAGAATCTACCGACTATATGAATGGTTCAATTTTAAATGTAACCATTAACAATATCGATAATAAATACACTCCACCTAATGCGTCAGGTGCATTGTATGGGAAATTAAATGCGGGCAAGCCTCTAATAGCGAGGGTTTGGTATCCATACGACATTTTCACAGATTCGACCTCAACCACATTAGCATCCCATTCTATCCCGTACGACTCGGGGTTTTCTTGGACAACTATTGCGGGTGCATTAACTTGTAATCCCTCAAGTTATTCCCAACAACTCGGGGGAGCAAATAGCACATCGGTGATTGATGTAGGTGAATCTGACTTAGAAATAGCGGGGAAAATATTGCCTTCTACTGCGGGAACGTCAGGTGCTTACCAAATGGGGTTTATTGGTAGGTATGTCGATGCTAATAATTTTTTACAAATAACAGTAAACAGGGCTACTAATGTCATTGACGTATCGGCTAATATAGCGGGAACCTTTGGTTCCATAGGAACTATCTCTTACACATGGGGGTCGGGAACTTCAAAAATACTAGCTTGTAAATTTCATGGTAAAAGCGTGATGATTTTCATAGATGATGTTTACTTAGGTTCGATTGATGTCACATCCGCAGGGGATGCAATACATGCAGGAACTAAGTTCGGGATTTTCATCAACGCATCGGCAACAGATGCGAAGGTATATAGTTTCGGAGGATTACGCCCCTTATTTAAGGGAAAGATTAAAGACTTAACTCCCCGCCCATCTAAGGGTATGCAGTATTGTTATATTAATGCAATGGATATGTTCGAGGATTTTAAATTAGCCCTTACCAGTAAAGCAATCGGAGGAGCGGGAGCAACTTCCGCCACTATTTTAACAAGTTTATTGGCTACAAGTGGACAAACAGTTGCCAAGATTGAAAGCGGAACATACAGGACTTTGATGGCTTCAAGTTTTGGATATAGAAGTATCCCCACCTTGAACATATTGGACTGTTTATTTTTGTTACAAGACGCAGAGGATGGATTGATATACATGGATGGTCATGGAGCAATTCATTTTGAAAATAACACCCATAGAAGTTCCGCCCCGCACACTACCACAGTTAGTACATATAGAGACGCTTATAACGACACTGACGCAGGCTATACGGGG